CTAATAAATATAAAAAAGATATTGATTGCTCAAATCCAAAAGGATTTTCTCAACGTGCTCATTGCGCAGGGAGAAAAAAAAGAGCAAGAGGTGAAGAAACTAAATCTAAATCAGTTGAATGAAATTTTCAAACTTATCACATAAAACTCCACATCTAAAAGGAAAACAACATCAGTTGGACCCTAATTTAGATTTAAAACAGTTGGTTCACCACGCAACAGTTCAATATGTTGATCGTGATGTTGATGGAGATGTTGATGTTTATGATAATCCAAAGAAAAAAATTCCAGATGAAAATGTTTCTAGTACACAAAAAGCACAAGAGTACTCTAATAAATTAATTGCAAAACAAAAAGGTGAAATTAAACATACCAAAAGAGGTATGGCATATGAAGATACTGTGAATGAAGAACCTAGAATTGCAAGAAAACCTGGACAACCAGCAAATTCTAAAAAGCACTCTGACCTTTATACAGATGAAAATCCTAAAGGCACTATTAGTGGATTAGGATTTAAAGATGTTGCAACAGCAAAACAATCAGTTTCTAAAATTAAAAACTCTGGTAAAACTCACGCACATAAAATCCAGGCAGCAGTTGCTATGGAACAAAGAGCAAAAGAAATGGGTAAAAGTTCAGAGGCAGCAGTCTTTAGAAGTTTTATCAATTCTATGAAAGAAAAAACAAAAGAAATGAGTGAAGAATCTAAAAAATGCAAATCTGGATATTATTATTGTTATACAAATAAAAAGTGTAAACCAATCCCTCCCGGATTTATGATTGACCCTGCAGGAATGCTTGCAAAAGAAAATGGTGCGACTATTGATGAAGAAGGTCTTCGTGCTTGGTTTGGTAAGTCTAAATCAGATGGTGGAAAACCTGGTTGGGTACAATCAGATGGGTCTCCATGTGCTAACGAACCGGGAGAAACCAAAACACCTAAGTGTTTTTCAAGAACTAAGTTGGCAAGTATGACTAAAGGTGAAATAGCATCCGCAGTAAGAAGAAAAAGAAAGCAAGATCCAGGACAGCAATCAAAATCAGGTGCTGCAAAACCAACATATGTATCCACAGATTCCCCAACAAAAAAAATGAAAAAAGAATCTTTTAATGAAAATCATAAAGCGATTGCTGACGGAAGAGAAAAAGATGAAGAGGGATACATGGCAAGAACAGAGATGGATACAATTGTTAGTGCTGTTGAAAAGTTAAGAAAATTTGTTAAAAAAGGTGATACACAATTACCTGCATGGGTTCAATCTAAAATCACTAAAGCAGCAGATTATATCGATACTGCAGCAGATTATTTGGACAGCGATGAAATATCTGAAGAATCTGATAAAAAAAATAAAGGTAGTGGGACTAAAGATGCTTGTTACCTTAAGGTCAAGTCAAGATATAGCGTCTGGCCCTCTGCATATGCCTCCGGAGCACTAGTTAAATGCCGCAAGGTAGGTGCAGATAGCTGGGGCAATAAATCAGAGTCAGTGACCATTGAAGACGCTAATGGAAATGAATATGTAACCTTTACAGATGTTATTCAGACAGAACCACTCAAACCATCCAAAGGAATTGGAAGCAAGTTAATTGACGAGGATGGTAAAAAGTGCTGGCCTGGATATAAGAAAAAAGGAACTCAAAAGTTATTTGGGAAAACTTATAATCGTTGTGTCAAAGATACAGTGAATGAAGTAGTGCGTATTCCTGCAAAAACTGGAAACATTATTTTAGTGGCCTTGAATTGGAGAGGAAAGTATTTGACGATTAAGATGTTCTTTCCACAAACAACAAGACCTAATAGAGGAGAAGTTCAAGATCAACTTAATAAAGTATACCCTGGAGCAAAAGTTCATTCATATTATTTTTCTGATATTAATCCGGGAGAACAGTTCTTGCAAGTAGAAGATTGGCAGAAAGAAAATCGTAAAGACAAAACTGATGGATTGAGTCAAAAGGCAGTGAATGCATATCGCAGAGAAAATCCAGGTTCAAATCTTCAAACTGCGGTAACTGAAAAAAATCCAAGTGGAAAGAGAGCATCACGTAGAAAAAACTTTTGTAGCCGTATGTCAGGAATGAAGGCAAAACTTACTTCTGCAAAAACTGCAAGAGATCCAGATTCAAGAATCAATAAGGCTCTTCGTCGCTGGAACTGTAATTAATAAGTAGGTTTTAATATGTCATCAAATGATGTTTATCTTGGTAATCCGAATCTAAAAAGAGCAAATACGCAGATTCAATTTAGTCAAGATCAAGTTATTGAGTTTGTTAAATGTCAGGATGATCCTGTTTATTTTGCAAAAAACTATATCAAGATTGTTAATCTTGATGAGGGATTGACTCAGTTTGACCCATATCACTTTCAAGAAAAACTGATTAACAACTTTCATAAAAACAGATTTAATATCTGCAAAATGCCCAGACAGACAGGTAAATCTACAACTGTTATATCATATCTTCTTCATTATTTAATTTTTAATGATAGTGTAAATATTGGTATTTTGGCAAACAAAGCTGCTACTGCAAGAGAATTGTTAAGCAGGTTGGCAACTGCATACGAAAACTTACCAAAATGGATGCAACAGGGTATCATAGCATGGAACAAAGGTAATATTGAACTAGAAAATGGATCAAAGATTTTGGCTGCTTCTACGTCTGCAAGTGCTGTCCGAGGCATGTCGTTCAATATCCTCTTTCTTGACGAGTTCGCTTTCGTTCCAAATCATATTGCAGATTCCTTCTTTGCATCTGTTTATCCTACTATTACTTCCGGTAAAAACACAAAGGTAATCATTGTATCAACGCCACATGGTATGAATCATTTCTACCGAATGTGGCATGATGCCGAGAAAGGCAGAAATGAATATATTCCAACAGATGTTCATTGGTCCGAAGTTCCTGGAAGAGATGAAAGGTGGAAATCTCAGACAATAGCTAACACATCTGAGCAGCAGTTTAAAATTGAGTTTGAATGTGAGTTTTTAGGATCAGTTGATACTTTGATTGCCCCAAGCAAACTAAAAAACTTTGTTTATGAAGACCCGATTCGACGAAACGCTGGATTAGATGTTTATGAAAATACTATAAAAGATCATGATTATGTAATCACAGTTGATGTTGCTAGAGGAGTTGGCGCAGATTATTCGGCGTTTATTGTTGCTGACATAACATCATTTCCCCACAGGGTAGTTGCTAAGTATCGGAACAATGACATTAAACCAATGCTATTTCCAAATATCATCTATGAGGTAGCAAAAAATTACAATCAGGCATATGTTCTTTGTGAGGTTAATGATATTGGAGATCAGGTTGCTTCACTGCTTCATTACGATTTAGAATATCAAAATGTTTTAATGTGCTCGATGAGAGGTAGAGCAGGGCAGGTAGTTGGGCAAGGATTTTCTGGAAAGAAAACTCAACTGGGAGTAAAGATGTCCAAAACTGTAAAAAAAGTTGGGTCACTTAACTTGAAAACAATGATTGAAAGTGAGAAGTTGTTATTTAAAGATTATGAAATAATCTCAGAACTAACAACCTTCATTTCCAAGCATAACTCGTTTGAGGCAGAAGAAGGTTGTAACGATGACCTGGCAATGTGCCTAGTAATATACGCTTGGTTGGTTTCACAAGATTATTTTAAAGAATTAACAGATCAAGATATTAGAAAGAAGTTATATGAAGAGCAAAAAAATCAAATAGAACAGGATATGTCCCCATTTGGATTTATCGTCGATGGATTTGATAATGAAAGTTTTGTTGATAAGGATGGAGACCGATGGTTTGCAGATGAATATGGAGATAGATCTTATATGTGGGAATATATGTAATGGAACTTGATAATCAAATAAAACTTGGGCATTTATTACTTACAGAAAGAAAATGTAGAACTTGTGGAGTATATAAAAATTTAACAGATATGTTTTATAGAACTCATAAGGAAAGAGGTCCGGTGGCATCTTCTTATGCTTATGAGTGTAAAGACTGTACGATAAAAAGAATAGTTTCAAGTAGAAGAAATCCAAAGATATATCGAGAGGGTGAATATCCGAATTGGTAACTGTTCACGCCACATTTCCCTTGCGAAAATATTAAAAATAATAAATATTTTGTAGATAAACTGACTCGGAGAAACAAAAATGGCGACTCCTCAATTATCTCCAGGTATTCTTACCAGAGAAGTTGATTTGACCGTAGGGAGGGCTGATAACGTAACAACTAACGTTGGAGCAATCGCAGGTCCTTTTAAAATTGGACCAGTAGAAGAAGCGATTACAATCACCAACGAAATAGAACTTGTCAACACTTACGGCAAACCACTATCAACAGATTCTCATTATGAATATTGGATGTCAGCCTCCTCATATCTTTCATATGGAGGAGTTTTAAAAGTTGTTAGAACTGATGGCACCACTCTTAATAACTCTAATGCTGGCGTTGGCATTGCAGCAACAACAAGCGCAA